TAGGCGCAAAGTACAAACTGCCTGGTTTCGGTCCTGGCGCCAAAGCAATGTAACCCGTTGGGCAGAAAGGAATATCAATGCCTCGTTACGATAAGTTTGACCCGGTCGCAAATGGTTTTCGAGTCAATGTTGCAGCGGATTATGCTGACGCTGACTTGGGCAAAATCTTTGGCGTTGGTCTAGATTCAACTGGTAAGGTTGTCAAGGGCAACGGGCAATCTGGTGTTATCGGCGTGTTGGTTGTAACGTCGAAGCCAGGCGTTGTCGGCCCGCTTAAGCAGATCGCACGTGTAGACGTTATGACGCAGGGTTGCGTTACCGACTTCTGCGCTACAGCAGGTGTTCCAGGTACGGATGTTGGTGTGGCGGGTACTAAGTATTACAGCGATGCCTCTGGCAACATTTCTACCACGGCTACAGGTACTTACGTTGGTGTTTGCGTTGAGCCAGATCGGCTAGAAGTAAACGTCAGGGCTTCATAACCACACGGTCCCAACCCGAAAGGATAACGATGGCTGAGTATTTCCGCATCTGGGGCGGTGCTGGTAACCGTTCTGGATACATGACAGAGGGTGATATTCTCACCCATACTATCGACGGCGTTGACCTGAACCAGCTTTGGGCTGAATTCATCGACGCCAACACGATCTATAACGAGCACAAGCAAGGGATGGTTGGATTACTCACTTACCCAGTGGTTTCCGACATCGAACTTGTGCCTCAGATCGGCGATTTCAATTTTGAAGAGGCAACTGAGTTCGGCATCCCTCGCAAAGCCAACACGAACATCAGTTACTACCAGCTCGCCTACAGCTACAAGGACTGGGACCTTGGCGTTGGGTACACGTGGAAATTCTTGCGCGATGCTCCGGCACAGCAGGTAGAAGCCATACATACCAAGGCAATTCAAGCTGACCAGGCTTTGGTGTTCCGTAAGGTCATGGAAGCGCTGTTCGATCAGCGTAGCCGGGTCACGATTATTAACGCGATGACGTATAACGTCTATCCGTTGGCGAATGCTGATGGTTGGGTTCCACCGCCGTATAAGGGTGTAACTTTCGACGGCACCCACAGCCACTACCTGACTTCTGGTGCGGCAACGATTGATTCAGACGATTTCGAGACCACCGTGGGCACGCTCACCGAGCACGGCTATGGATGGGACACGGGAACGCAGATTGTCTGCTTCGCTAACCGCGCTGAAGTAAACGCGATGCGTAAGTGGCGATTTGGCCAGACGAACAACAACACCAAAGTTGCCAACTTCGATTTCGTGCCGGCCCTTGGCCAACCTGCTTTATTGGTGCCGAACGCTGAAGGTCTGCTGGGTGGGCAGGCTCCTGCGGTGTGGAACGGCTTGCGCGTCACAGGTTCCTACATGGACGTTATCGTCATTGAGGAACCGTTGTTGCCGGCTGGTTACCTTATGTTCCTGTCTACGGGTGGTGCTAACGTGGACGAGAACATCGTGGGTATCCGTGAGCACGCTTCACCGGAGTGGCGCGGGCTTAGGTTGCTTCCGGGCAACCAGCAACGCTACCCGCTTGTGGATGGCTACTACATCCACGGTTTCGGCACGGGCATTCGTCGCAGGACTGGTGCTGCGATTCTGCAGATTACGTCTAGCGCAAGCTATGCAGCGCCAACGGCATATGTCGCAGACGCTACGCAAACCCGTTAGGAGCCAACATGAGTCGCGTGATCGACTTCGACAAGCCACTTTCCGACGAAGATAAGCGCTGGCTTCATGAGCGGTCGCTGGATTGGCGTATTGAGGAGAATGAACGCAAGTTCGGGCAATCCGATACGCATGCCGAAGGCACGCCAATCAACATGAAAGCTGTATTGGCAGATGCCGGCGTGGAGGTACCAGAAGCGCCGGCAACTCCAATCTATGTTGGTGAACAAGGCCCAGGCACAGAAGGTTTCAGGGACCATCCGTTAACAGGTGTGGTTGTTGCTTCTGACGAAGATGAGGATGCTGAAGAGGCAGACTTTGACGTCAAATCGTTGACGGTGGAAGAACTTCGAGACAATCTCAGGGAGTTTGGTGAATCCACTTCGGGCAACAAAGCAGAGCTTCAGAAGCGTCTAACGAAGGTGCTTGGAACACAGGAGTAATAAGTGGCTAAAGTAGAATTCAAGCTAGATACCATTGACCTGCAGGCCAATGTGGCTGAGTTCTCTCCAAAAGTCAACAAAGCACTCACTCTAACAACAGATTTCGCTGCCGGGCGCGGTATGGACACGATGAAGCGAAAGGCACCGTGGACAGACCGCACCGGCAATGCCCGGGCGGGTTTAGTAGCAGTAGCAGAGCACAGTGGTGCTGCCACGATGACTGGTGGTGCAACTGGCTTTTCACAGCACAAGATAGTCATGGCGCATGGCGTTGATTACGGAATCTGGCTTGAGGTCGCAAATCTAGGCAAGTTCCAGATCATTATGCCCACGTTAGTCGCTACGGCTCAAGAGATCATGAAAGCCTTAAACGGCATGTTCAGTAAGATGGATGCATCGCCTGAGATGAGGGTTACCGTCGATTTGCCAGGTGTGGTTCCGAAGGGTACTTCCCAAGGTGCGACGCAACTCGCAGGCCGCGAAGCGAGAGCCACGAAACGCGGTACTAAGAACACGGCCCGTACCGCCCAAACAGGCCCCACGAACACGACTCGGAGAACATAGTGAGTCGCGCAGCTGTGATGGACGCAATTTTGGCCGAACCACGTTTACAGGCACTGGGTTTCGACAATACCAGTGTGTTAGCCAATTACGATGGTAACCAACGCCCAACGGATAAAATGTTTATGGTGCTACGTTGGGAAGCGCATGATATTGATGTTCGGCTTCAACGTGGCCCGCACCACCTAGCTATCTGGGTTCACATGTACCGTGAGTTCTCAACGGATTTCAACCACATCCTAGACGTGATTGAGATTCTTGATGACGTTCTTACAAACATCACAGATACTGCTGGCGCAGATGGCCACACGGTTACAACAATTGAAGCAGAAGGACGTTCGCGTGACCTGAAAGATGATGGTTACCAAACCTTTTGTGGCTCAACAAGTTACAGAGTCATTAGTCACATAACATAGGAAGGTGTAACGATGGCTGAAGCAAAGGCGGCCACTACAGTGGAGCCTGGTACGAATATGCCCAATAAGCCTCCAGGTGATGTTCGCAGACGTGCTCCCAAAAAGGTAGTCAAGGGACCATTCGTGAAATATGTTGGGGACGCATCACATCGAATCATTCGGCCACCGCAATGGAAGCAGCTGGGCGTTCAGCTGAAGGACGAAGGCGCGACTCACGTTTGGAGTGTTGCCAACAACAAGATGATTCCTTGTTCTGAGTTCACAGACGAGCAACTGGATTATCTGCTCGTTGACGACACTCAGCCCAAGGGTGGCCACAGCTTCTTGGAAGTCGATTACGATGATGACGGCAACGTTGTTCAGGTTGTATCGTAATGGCTGAGCCGGCAATGCAAGTTGACGCAATTGAATTGCGTTGTCCCGGTACACTTCACGCGCTTCTAAAGGATGGCTTGATAGAAGTTAAATGCCATCATTGGCGATGCACCCAAGGCAAGGACGTCAGCGTGTTTCACCTGTACGATCCAATGACCGGTGACTTGGTACGAACTGAATATTACAAGGACCCAGTCAAGAGAGGATCAAAACCATGACAGGTCTTGCTGTTCCTGACGCATTGCCATATGGTATCCGTCAGATTTTACTCACGCCGTATCTGGACGCTCAGGGTACGCAACTTGCCGATGTGAGTTACCCATTGCCAGTGGCGATGACGCTCGGCTTCTCGGAAACTGAGCAATACGACGAATTACGTGGTGACGACATTCTTGTCGCAGTCCACGGGCGCGGTCCACAGGTTGACTGGTCGCTGGAGTCCGGTGGGCTTCCGATCACGCCGTGGTCAATTATCTCTGGTGCCATGGTGATTGAAGAAGGTGTAGCACCTTACCGCGCTATTCGACTTCGCAAGTCCGGCAATGACCTTCGCCCATACTTCCGCATAGATGGGCGGGTTATCTCGGACAGCGGCGGCAACATCGTCGCTCGTATCTACAGGGCCAAGGCAAACGGTAGGCTTCAGGCCGATCAACGCGGCGGTGCGTTCCAGACCAGTCGTATTGACGGCATTGGACTTCCGATGCAAGGTGACGAAGGTCGTTGGCTTTACGAGATCATTCGGTCTGAGACCGACAGCCCTTTGTCAAATTCACCTGAAGGCAACCCAATTCCCATACCGCTCAACCTTAGCCCCACCACAATATCTGCGACTAGTGTTGCGTTATCATGGGACCCGGTAGGAGTTGCAACTGCGTACGCGGTTCAGCAGAGTATTGATGCTGGCGTTACGTGGACCGCGATATCACATACACCCTCTGGAACCATCACGGCTCCGCCAGTTACGGCTACTGGCTTGACAACCGCGACGCACTACCAGTTCCAGGTTGCGAGTATTGTCGGTGGTGTGACAGGTGAGTTCAGTACGCCGATCTTGGTGCTAACAGCGTAACAATTTCATAACAGCACGAGAGTCCAAGGAGACCAACATGACTGATATTAATTTGGGTAAACCACAGCCTTACATGGCTAGCGAAGCTCATGCGGATCAGCTGATGCCGCCGAAGCTCAGTGGGCAGCGTGTTCTTCCACCTACCCCGCCGGAAGTAGACACAGAACAAGTCGTTGCTCCTGTGAACCCTTATGCCCCAACGGGTTGGCGCCGTAAAGAGCGCATTGAGTTCGATGTCACGCTTCCCAGCGGACAGACAGCACGTCTAATGCGCTTCGAGCGAGATGACTTGCTGCGCTTGGGGTTAATGGAATACCTTGATACGTTTACACCAATCTTGTTTGATGCCACGCTAGATGACAACATGCGTGATGAGAAAATTCGGCAGATGCTACAGGAGAAGCCCGAAGCTATTACGGACATGTTCGTTGCTATCGACAAGGTTGTTATGGCAGCAACTTTGCGCCCGCACGTAACAGATGACAAGGACAAAGTCAACTACGGCGTTCAAAAGGATTGGGACAACCCAAATTTCACAGCTACAGTACACGTCGATGATATCGACATGTCTGAGCGTATGTACTTGTTCGGTGCTGCCTTTGGGCGGTCGATGGACGAGTTAAAAAGTGTTTGGGAACAAACGGAAAGCGTGGGAAGCGTGGCAGATGAGCCAGGCTTACAGCCGCAGTCCCAGTGAGTTATATGGAGTTTCAGGTGCAGCAGGATTATTCTTCGATAGGGGCATATTCCGTTTTGGTCGTCACGTAGAAGGTGCCATGGACCAAGCCGCTTCAGGCGCTCAAAATGAGCAGTTTGCGAATTCACACCGTTTGCGTGCTTTCGCTGAGTGTATGGGCGATGATATGTCGAAATCCTCTGCCGGCTTTGCTGATCCGTTTATGGGCGGTGCAGTAAGCTCGGTGCCTCGTGGGGAAGATAACCCAACTGAGGATGAAGGCGTATTGCTGTGGCGTGAGGGGTGATGCAAAATTCCTGATTACGACCTCGGTAGGGCACATGGCGAAATCATCATCACTGCTGATACTCGTGGTGCTGATGAAGCTGCTACTAGCATGGCAGCTGTTGATGCCGAAAGTAAAGCTCTAAGTGGGCATCTCGCAGAAGTTACCGATGCTCTAAACAAAACGGAGCAACAGCACGGTCGTGTAGGTCAGGCAGCTTACCGCCACAGAACAGCGATACAAGACCTCAACAAGCAGTACAACCAATTCCACCAAGAGTACCAGCAAGCTACTCAGCGTAGCACCAAGATTCACCAGGAGTGGGAGAAGGCTTGGACCAATAAAGCTCCGATTACGGAGCTTTTAGAGTGGAAAAGGAAGTACAAGTTAGCCCAGGAGGATGAAGACAAAGCTCTTGAGCGAGCACAGAATACGTACGCAAGGCTTAGCCGTTCCATTCAAGACGCACAAGCTCATGTGCGCAACTTTACTACTGAGACACAGACAGCAAGCCAACATATCAAGAGCTTCGCTAATGAACTTGAGAAGGTCAATGGCGTAGTCGAGAG